CTCAAGTGGCAAAGACAGGTTCAGGAATGTTTTTGCTCTACAAAGATGCAAGAGTTGATATGAGGTTACTCGATGAGGTTGTAGGACCGATGAACTGGAAGCGGGAACACTGTAGGGACAACGCAAACTGCATTGTATCAATCTGGGACGAAGAAAAGAAGCAATGGGTATCGAAAGAGGACACAGGAACAGAGAGTAACACAGAACAGCAGAAAGGATTGGCGAGTGACAGTTTCAAGCGTGCCTGTTTCAATTGGGGCATAGGCAGGGAATTTTACACAGCACCGCAAATCTGGATTAAACCGAATCAAGGCGAGGACATTAAGTATTTGAAACTCAGTTGCTCAAAGATTGAGTACAATGAAGAAAGAGAGGTGTCTGCAATTGAACTGGTCGATAACGATGGTGTGATTCGCTACCAATTTCCGTATAAAAAGACAACACAGCCTGTTTCAAAACCAGCAGAAAAGACACCAACCGAAATTGACATCAAATTAGATAAGGCGTTGAAAGATTGTGACAGGTGTACAAACGTAGCAAGTTTGGAAGATTTGTGGAAAAACTATCCAGAATTGCACACAAACGATGTATACAAGGCAAAGGTATTCGCAGTAAAAGCAAGTTTAACAAAGTTTAACAAATAAAAAGTACAGATATGGAATTAGTAAAAAGCAAAGTTGAATTTGACAAGGTCAATCACAAGTATTGGTTTGGAGAAAAGGAACTGCGTGGAATCACTTGGATTTTACGCAAGTATGTAAAGCCTACAAAGTACGAAGGCATACCAGAGTATGTGTTACAGAAGGCTGCAAACAAAGGTAGTGCAATACACGAGGAGATAGAGTTTCACGTGAGCGGTTTCACACCGTCTGTTCACTCGGAAGAATTTGATGCGTTTTTGAAAGGCACGGAATCAATCAAGTTCATCGCAAGCGAGTATACAGTAAGCGACAACAGCGATTTTGCGAGCAACATTGATTTGGTCGATGATAAAGGAAACTTATACGACATAAAGACAACGAGTGAACTTGATATGGAACTTCTTGCTTGGCAATTAAGTATTTACTCTTATTTCTTTGAGTTGCAGAACAAAAAAGCAAGCGGAAAACTATATGCTATCTGGTTACGTGGCGGTAGTTGCAAAATCGTTGAGGTTGAGAAGATAGAGATTGCAAAGGTTATAGACTTGCTAAAATGTGCAAAGGACGATACTGAATGGAGCAATCCTGTTCCACAACTTGTTACTCTCGACAATGAAAAATTGGCTGCTTTGCGACAAATAGAAATGGAGATAGCAAATTGCGAGCAGAAAGTTAAAGAGTACAAGGTTGAGCAAGAACGAATCAAAGATGGATTGCTTGAAATAATGAAAGCCCACAATGTGAAGAAATACGAAGGTGATTTGATAATGCTTACATACGTTGCCCCAAGTACAAGAACGTCTATAGATAGCAAGAAGCTAAAAGAAGAACTTCCTGATATATACGAGCAGTTTTCAAAGACAAGCGATGTAAAAGAATCATTAAGAATAACTATTAAAAAATAAAACTATGGAAGTAAAAAACATTTGTGTCGGTAAAGAGTATACCGACAAGCAAGGGACCAAGAAAACACAATGGAGTGTTATCGGTAAAATGTTCATTAAAGAAGATGGAAAGATGTCAATCATGATTGATTCAATTCCAATAGGTTGGAGCGGTAATGCGATGGTTTTCGACCAAAAAGCGGAAAACCAGAACCAAACACAACAGGTACAACCTGCACAATCACAACAACAAGTACAGACTACAAGTGAGGCAAAACAAGGTGATTTACCGTTTTAATTTATTGCAATGAACGGCTGGATAAAGATTCATAGAAAAATAGTAGATTGGGAGTGGTACGGGGACACAAACACAAAGACGGTGTTCCTGCACCTTCTGCTCACAGCAAACATCGAAGATAAAAGGTTTCAAGGAACAGAAGTGAAACGAGGTCAAGTCATTGTCGGACGAAAAAAACTTTCAGAATATCTTAATATGAGTGAACGTTCAGTAAGAACAGCAATAAATCACTTAATTTCGACCAACGAAATAGCCATCAAAACGACCAACAAATATAGTATTATAACTATCTGTAAATACGAAAGTTACCAAGTTTACGAAAATCCAAACGACCAACAAAACGACCAACAAAACGACCAACAACCGACCAACAACCGACCACAACTTAAGAATATAAGAAATAAAGAAATAAAGAATATAGATAATATAGATGTCGCAGACAAGTCTGCTACAAAAAAATCACTTGAAGAGAGAAAAAAAGATTTTTATGAAAGTCTCGTACCATACATCGATAAATACGATAGGCAGATGATTCGGGATTTTTACGATTACTGGTCGCAAGTTAACGAAGGAGGTAAAAAAATGCTTTGGGAAATGCAGAAAGCGTTTGAAATCTCAAAGAGACTTGCAACATGGAGTAGCAGAAGAAAATCGTCTTCGCAAACACAAGAAAGTTTGTATAGAAATGCACCGCAGGATAAATGGGCACAGGCAAAGAAAGAAAAATGGATTTAAACATAAAAAGTATGGAAAAGATAGATGAAATTTTAAGAAATGCAAAAATGAACAGCGGAATAAAAAGGCAGATGTTCCGTTTGGATTTTGACAGAGCAGTCAAACATTTTGAAATGTTTGCAGATGCGAGGCTTGAAAGTAAGAATCAGAAGTTTGTTTTATGCAAAGAGGTAAGCAAACTTATCGACTGGCTTTATGTCTGCAACAAGTTTGAAACAGATTACACAAAGGGAATCTTAATCAAAGGAACTACCGGAAAGGGTAAGACGTTCCTGTTTGATGTTTTTTCCGATTTGTGTAAGATTGACGAGCCTGTCTATATCTCAACTGGTAAAACGAGAAACATTAGGCCTATCAAGGTAAATGCAAGACAGATAGCGAGCGAATTTTCAAAACAAGGTTGGGAAGGGCTCGAAAGATATTTTACAATGAATAGTTTGTTAATTGATGATATTGGAGCAGAGCAACAAAGCAACCATTACGGAAATAAAGTGTCGGCAATTACTGAAATTATCGATAGACGCGAAGAAAAAAACCTTTTGACATTCGGAACTACCAATTGTGAAAAATTGTCCGAAATATACGACGATAGGACGGTATCTCGTATAGCGTCTATCTTTAATATCTGGTACATAGAAAACGATGTCGATTACAGAATGGAGCCTAATAAAATTGCATAGTATGTGGAGCAGAACGAGATACAGAGATTGTTTTCCTGAAATAGAGGGAAAGTACAATGTAAGGATAGAGAGATATAACGAATTTGACAACGAAACTTTTGAGCTTTTGAGTGATTCTGAATATTACGAAGTTTATGACAGCGAAGACAAATTCATGTTCGATGTTGACGGAGCATATACGGATATTGAATTTCAGATAGAAGAAAAACTAAAAGAACGATTGAAATATGAATACAATGAGTAAAAAAGAGTTCTACGAAGAACTTGAAAGGGAAAGGCAGTCTTCGGTAAAGATAGTGGTAATAGGAGTTGTGGTTGTATTGGTCGCACTGATAATTGCTATTGCCGCAATTGCCGACTCAAAAAGCGAAGAAAAAAAGTTAACGGAATACCATGACAATGTAATGATTGCTTGATTATGGCAACACTATTTGAAGAAGAAAATTACTTTGCGTCAGACCGTTGGGGCTATCTCACATTCGTTGAATCGATAGGCAAGAAAGATTGTCTGTATTGCCTACTGAGGTACGAAGACGATGAATGCAATAGGGCACGTTGCTGCAAGGGAAAACGGACAGACGGAAAAAATGGTTTTTTCACTATCAGACAGATGCTTAAAAAATGATTAAAAATAAAGAATGGAGGAATAGATTATGGAAAATAAAATTTATTTGAACAAGCTAAACGAAATTAAGGATATCTACATAGGTCGTGACGCTATTGTTTTCGGTTGTGGAACTTCTGTACGGCTGTTCGACAAATACAAGAAAAGCAGACCGAAAAACCTGCTCATTCTCGGTGTTAATGACATTGGCGAATATATCACACCAGATTACCACTGCATTTTTGATGGGCCAGAGGCATTCACGCCTGAACGGCTTAATACTGTTGTTGAAACAAACGCACCTCTTATCACAGACCGATACATTGACTGGGATAAACTCGGTAAAGATGTTATTGCCGTTAATTTAAACGGTCGTGGGGTTTGGCACGAATTTGACAACGACAACACAATCCCATATGGTATTGTTTATCCGTACACTGCAATAGTATGTGCCTACTATCTCGGTTGCAGAAGAATTGGTATGCTCGGAGTTGATTTCACACAAAACCATTACAACCGAAAAGACGGAGACCATAACCAGACACACAGGCTCGAAAAGATAAACGAGGAGTTCTCATGCCTTGAAAGCGATTTGTTTGTCCGCGGATGCACTCTCGTAAATCTTTCGCCAGATAGCGAGATACACTCAGTAACCAAAATGGATATCGAAGACTTTCTGAAGATATGAAAAACAAACCGCATGTAATTGAGTACGAATTTGAACACATTTTGTAAAAAATGACTATTTTTGTTTTGTTTGAATTCAGTTTCACATAAAATATCAATGAAACATAGTAAAAAGAAAATATTGGTTTTTGCACCACACGCAGACGATGAAGCAGCAAAAATCAACAATGCCAACAAATTGCCAAACGAAGAAGAAATGGAGAAGATTGCAAGGGAAGCTGACAAGGCTTTTTTCCAAAATGACACTAGAACTGAAAACATATCTTGCACAAAGGAAGAAGGAGTAAGAAACAGACAACAAACGTTGTTTGATATGTAACTTTTTTAAACATATAAGATTAAACGGTAGAGAATCTTTCAAAGCCGTTTCTTTACGTAGAGTTTTAATAAAAAAAATGGCACAAATGGAACGTTCAAAAAAAATAGAAGGAAGAAAAGAGAAATTCCTTGAAACATATGAAAATAGTTTTGGTTTTGTAAATCTTGCTTGTAAAAATGCAAAAATAGGCAGNNCCACATATTATCGTTGGCTTGATGAAGACAACGAATTCCGTCAAAAATGCAAGGACATAGAAGAAGCAACAATAGATTATGTTGAATCTAAATTGTTGTCACAAATTCGCGAAGGAAACACAACAGCAACTATATTTTATCTGAAGACAAAGGGAAAGAATCGAGGATATGTTGAACGACAGGAAGTGACTGGTAGAGATGGAGCAGATATAATTATGCCAAAGATAACAGCAGAAGATATAGAAGAATTAAAACGGATAAATGGTATCAAGTAAGGAAATAGAATTTCACCGTCAGTTGCTTTTGTCTTCTGTGAGTAATTTTACGAGGAAGATGTTTGCATATATGAATAACAATGATTTGTTGATTGGCAAGCACCACAAGATTATTTTCGATGCTCTTAACAGGATTGTATCTGGCGAAAATAACAGATTGATTATAAACGTTCCTCCACGTTACGGAAAAACATTGCTTGTTAGTCAAATGTTTTTAGCCTACGGACTTGCAATAAATCCAAAGTCAAGGTTCATTCTATTATCTTATTCAGGCAGTTTGGCAATTGATAACTCTATCGCTGTAAAACAGATAGTAAAGAGCGACTATTATCAGTTGTTGTTTGATACGAGAGTAATGCAAGGAAGTGATACAAAGGCACGATGGGATACCGAGCAGGGCGGTGGTGTATATGCAACCACTCCACTTGGTCAGGTAACTGGTTTCGGTGCTGGTAGAATTGACAGCGATAGAGAAGATGAAGATTTTGTAATTCGTGATTCCAACGAATTTGCAGGTTCTATTGTTATCGACGACCCCATAAAACCAGAAGATGCATTGAGCGACACAATAAGAGAAACCGTAAACAGAAGATTTGAAACAACAATACGTAACCGTGTGAACTCTCGCAAGACACCTATCATTATCGTTATGCAGAGGTTACACGAACACGATTTATGTGGCTATTTGCAAGAAATTGAAGGTGATGACTGGGAAACAATTTCGTTGCCTGCATTAAGTTACGACAAGAATGGAAACGAGGTTGCTTTGTGGGATTTCAAGCACACGGTTGAAGAACTGCATAAACTAAAGAGAACAAACGAATTTGTTTTTGAAACTCAATATCAGCAGAATCCAACTCCGATGGAAGGTCTTATGTATAAAAATATAAAGACATACGATGTTTTACCAGTAGGAAAAGGAGTTAGAAGAAATTACACCGACACGGCAGATACGGGAGCGGATTGGTTGTGTTCTATTTGTTATATAGAATATGAAACAGCATTGTATGTTACTGATGTATTGTACACTAAGAAGCCTATGGAATACACCGAACCTGAAACAGCAAGAATGCTTGTCGCAAATGAAACGGAAGAAGTTCTTATAGAAAGTAACAATGGAGGTAGAGGTTTTGCGAGGAACTTAGAACAAAACGTAAGGAAACTTGGCAACGGTAAAATGATGTTTCAAACGTTCACTCAAAGTTTAAACAAGGAAGTTCGTATATTCTCACACTCAGCAGAAGTTCAGAATCTAATTTTGTTCCCTACAAATTGGAAAAGAATGTGGCCAGAGTTTAGCCACGATGTTATAAGTTATAGAAAAGAAGGTAAAAATTTGCACGATGATGGTCCTGATGTTCTTACAGGAATGATTGAGTATTATATTGATAAAGTACAACCACTCGATATCGAAAAACTCAACGAAATTTTCTTTTGATTATAAAGTATGTTTTATTTGTGTTATATTTGTAACAAATACCAAAGATATGGATATTAAAGAGATATTAGACAATGAGGCAAACAAAGCCGTCAGTTCATTAAAACGCAAGCAGTTAGTAGTTCCATCTTGGGAAGAGCTTAAAAATGCTTATGATCCGTTGTTGCATCCAGTT